GCCGTATCGGTCCCCAAGGTCAATCACTTGCATCGTATCAACAACGAATCCGTTGCCACTATTCGCGGTGATGTTGGAGTTGGTGACTTCGACGCGGAACGAATGGGTTTCGCCGGCGGTGTATTGTTTGTCGAGGAAGGCGCTGCCGGCGAGCTGGTTTTCCTGCACACCCCCAGAGTACGTTGACGTATCAATTACTTCGCCGTCGACGGACACCTCAATCGTGCCGTCAAACCCATCGTTCGTATAGTAGAAGTCTGCGACAGTATTCTCCGACGCCGGCACATCATACGCGAACGAGAACTCGAACTCAACGTAATCATTCACAATCTCCAACCGAATCCCCCCATTCGAGAGATTCCCGGACACGTCGCCGCTATTGACTTCGTTGCCGACATAGGAGAGGAGGTCTTCGGCTTCCGTCCACTGAGTGACTTGTAGTGGTTGGAGGTAGCCGTCTTTGACGCCGAAGGGGTAATCATCGGGCACGTCCGGCGCAACATCCATCCAGTCTGCTTGCGAGCCGGGGTTCGCCACTAATATCTCGTCTAGGGGGCGACTCACAACCTCATTCCCAAGACTTGTCTGGGATACATCAACGGCGCTCCCATCCGACCCATACGCGTAATCCGTGGGGATACTGGGGGTGTTGTCGGCGAGTACGTCCCGCACTGCCGTTTGGCCGTCGTTCGTGAGGACGCCCCGGCTCACTGAGTCGTCGTTACGCACCGTAAGGGACACCGACACACTCCCGTTGAGGTCCACTGGGTTGTCGAACACTGCGCGCGCCATGAGCGTGCCGTCGCTGGTTGTCAGGCCGATTTCCTCCACGCCGGACTGTGTGATGCTCGCCGAGTATTCCACGCTCTTACTGTCGGGTAGCAACTCCGAGACGGCCGCGCTATTCGTCTGGTTCTGAAGTGACGTATTTGACCGGGAGAGGCCGCTACCATCACCCCCAACCACAAGATTCGATATAGTGGGATTTCCTTTATCAGCCCACCCATCCCGCACCTCGCGCCGGCCATCATTCACAAACCGCACCCCAGCCGGCGAGCTCCCGTCCGCGTCCACGGTCACGTCCACAAGCGCGTTCGCCCGTGTCGTCGTAATCCGATTCGAGGGGGCATCCCTGTCCGCGCCCTCCATCTCCACCCGCTGCACCGAGTCGTTGAGTTCGGTGAGGATGCCGTCTTGCTCCCCACGCTTCTCCACAATCGTCAATATCGTTTGGTCGCGCCCCCAGCGGTACTCGGTCGCCGCAATCACAAACTCATCACTAATCCCACGCGGCGCAATCTCTATATCAATCGTATCCCCCGGTTCCGCGTTATACAATCCGAACGTCGTGACAGTTCCCGAGAGGGTAGCATTACGGAATTGGAGGTATTTGCGGCCTACGTCCTCCGCATCCGCAATATCCGTGATGAGTGGCCGCTGAAGTTCCGCCCGCTGGGTGCCCGGTTCCGGCAGATTCAGGTTATCCTGTAGGTCGAGTTTGTCCGTGCCGTCGTCTACAATCACAGATTCGTCGCCGTCGTTAAACCACACCTCCACCTCGTTGATTGCTTGCTTCCCGAGTTCGGGAATATCATAGTTGAACCACTGCGTGTTATCGATACCGCGCTCAATATGCTGGGTTTCGCGCGGCTGGAAGAAGAACTCCAGTTGGTCGTTAACGCCGAACTCCTCGTTATTGCTCTTGAACGCAAGGTCTCGGAGGACGTTCTCGACCTTCACGCCTTGGTAGGAGCGCGTGAGTTCCTGATTGTCACCCACGTCGAGATTGCTGGCGACGAACGATATCGGGGTGTCCGTCGTGATAATATCCTCCAGTGCTTGCGTAATCGTATTCCCGCGCTGGTCATTCGAGACGGTATTCCGGCGGAGGAACTGGTCAAACGAGTAGACTTCTACCTCCAACACGTCCGCCCCACTTTGTTCGGTTTCGCGGCGCTCGACCACATATCCGGTCCACTCGCGGAATGTCGTGCTGCCATCATCGCTCTGAATCGCTACGTCCACGCGCGTGCCACGCTCGTATTGCTGGAATTTCTGGCCGCCCGTGTCGTCCATCTTGACAACGCAGAAATCGCCAAAGGGATTAGAAGTATCCGTGAGTGGATCCACGTCAAAGACTTCTGACTCTATGGTGGTGCCGTCGCGTGTCACTTGGAAGGTTGCCATTAGTAGTGTGGTTGCCGTTGGAGGCGGGTAGTATTTAGTCTATACCAGCACGCGCCGGAGTTCTAGCGTGGGGTTGATTACCCATCCTTTCCCCGCTTGATGCACCTGCCGAAACGGCCCCGACCCGACCGGGATTACGTCCACAGCACCCAACCCAAGCACCCCGTTGAAGTCAAGGACAAGCCCACCCCGACCTAACCGAGTCCGAAAAATCTCGTCCGTCAACGTATTCAACGTCGCCGGAATATCCTCAATCGTCTCAAAACTAAGCGTGAACACATCACTCGTGGGTTTCGCCTTCGCAATATGGAACGGGTCACTTGTGCCACTCTGCCGGCGGATTACGTCGTTCGGCCGCCCAATAGTCCGCTCAAGAGAGAGGTCCGCCGTGGGAAGGTCCACACTCGCGCCACCAACCCGGAGTTGGACTGGTCCCGTCCCACTTGTGGTGGGTGTGGTTGCTTGCTGCGACGTGCTCGCATTCGTTCGATCCACGCGAGTAAGCGACAGTTCTACGTCCACCGTCTGCCGCTTCCCACTCGGATAACTCAGGGAGAGGGCGGAGTCTTGCCCGGCGGCCGGCGCGACTTGCACACTATCGGGGTACTCCGCGAGCGGAATCTCTAACGTCAACGGGTCGCCGCTGGCCGATTGAATCAGGTCCGCAAGGTCATGCGTAATCTGATAGTCATAGAGTTTTCCAACGAGAGAATACGTTTCAAGACCAGACCAACGATCTTGGACACGAGGTAGGTACGTGCCGCCCCCGTCCCGCACTTGCAACTCGGGCTTACCGAACGTTACCGCAAGTAGAGGGGTGCCAACTTCCTCCTCTAGCGGAATCTCAATACTCGTACTCCCCCGCGAAAGCGTAACACTAACCATTAGTCATAGCCCCCGCCGCCGACTTGGGTCGGTGCGATACCGGCCGGTGGATTCGGAGAGTTGCCGGCCGTCCATGACTACACTATTACTACCACCGCCGCCCACCGACGAGAACCGGCGGCCGCCACCGCCACCACCGCCCCCGCCACCGCCGCCACCAATACCGGGAAGGCTCGGCACATTAATCCCAAGTTCAGCACCGATGCTACCTAGCTGGCCGAGCCAATCACGCACGGTGGAAAGAAGGCTTTGAATCCCATCGATGAACGATTGCACGAGATTCTTCCCCCAATTATAGGCGTCAGACGCAATCCCGCCAGCCCAATCCGCAATCCGATTCCCGAGGTCCATGAACCAGCCCGCAACATCATTCACAAACCCTTTCACGAGTTTCAAGCCGCTCGACGCAAGACGCGTAAAGCCGCCGACAACGAAATCAATAATCTGGCCAACGATCTTGTTAGTCTTGTCCCGAGTGCCACGCCAGTTACTCAAATATGCGGCTGCGAACGCGACAATTGCCGCCACCGCCGCAACAAGCGCCACGGGAAGCCCGGCAATCACGCTCACAACAGTCCCGACAGCACTAGCGACCGTCCCGAGAATCGACACGACACCCGCGCTCGTAGACGCCCACGTGCCCATTATCGCCCCGACTTTAGCGATAGCTCCGATAAGCGCCCCGCTCCCCGTGATGAGTGGGACAAGCACCGCAATAGCGTCAAAGAGCGCGCCAACCGACCCTTCTGCGTTGAAGACAAACGCCGCGAACTTGAAGAGTAAATCATTCACGACAGAGAGGGCGGGGCGAAGAACCCCGTCAAGCCGGTACAGGAACGCGTCGAGCACCGCGCCCAAGCCCGCGAAGGCTTCACCAATCACGGGCACCTGCGAGAGGATTCCAGCGGTCATAAGGGCGAGAGATGCGACGGCAGCGGTGGCGGCTCCCGCAAATTGATTCGAGAACCCCTCTAGTTCTTCCGCGCTGTCGCCGGCGCTTTCCGCCGTTTCTTCCATCGACTGCTCGACGCCTTCGAGGTCGTCGCGCGTCTCACTCACTCCCTGTGATTTAATGGCGATAGTGAGTTCTTCGGCGGTAACGATAGTTACTCACCCGTGTTTTGGGCGCGTTCAATTGCGAGGACGGCCGTGAATGCGATTGCGGTGAAGAGCGTCCACATGAGGGCGTTGGCGTAGGGTTGGGGGTTGCCCCATGAGAGTGCTGCTTGTAGCCACGCCCATAGCATGATGGCGGTGGCGAGGATTGCGACCGCGCTGAAGGCGTAGTTGCCGATTGTGAGTGTTCGGCGGACGAGTGGCATATGCGTGTATTGTGGCGGGGGCGGCAAAGAGATTGTCCCACTACGGCTTGGTTTGGTCGCCCGAATCATCAGTCCGCTCCCGGTAAAACCGCGCCCGCAACAACGCCGTCAACCGCTGGTCCCACCGGTCCATTTCATGCACTTCTGCCGCCGTCTTTCCAGTTCCGTCCATGACAAGCGCGTATTCCAGTCCTTCCGGGCTTTTAGCGAAACCCGTCGGCATCACCGCTCACGCGCTCCTCTTCGCGCTGTAGGGATTCAATCACCTCCTCAATAACCGTCCGTACCGGGCGCGGGCCGTTATCAACGTACACCTGATAGATTTGGTCCGCGGTCAACTCCGGGTCGTCAATCAGGTCGTCGCCAATCTCCGCTAACTCCCGAATCACATCCGACACACTCCGGTCGGGATTCTCCTCGTTCGCAATCTCTTTCGCCTCCGCGTCAAGCGCTTCAACGCGTTCGATGAACCCGCCGGTAAGCCGCCCACTCACGGGAACGACGTGCCCGTATATCTCGCACTTGGTTTCAAGGAGTGGCGCGCCGTCCTCTTCGGCAACGGCGTCTAGGAGGTCGTGCTGGTCTTGCTTGTTTTGCTCGTATTCGGCGTTCGTCTCTTGGATTAGTTCGGCTGCCTCATTCGCAAGGTTGTCGTTTGCGGTGTGTTCTTCACTAGACATACGTTAGGCTCCGCTAGTGTCCTCAATCTGGCCGACTGTCCGACCGGTTCCGCTTAGACTATACTCCTCGAACTCTCCGTAGGAGGCTTGGTCAAGCGGGAACTCCGGGAATACAACGTCCGTCACTTCTGTGGTGCGTTCAAACCCACCGTCCGCGCTTGGTGTGACGCTCACAAGATTGAATTTCATCGGGTCCGACGAATCCTGACTTGCGGTGGCGGTTGCGCCTTCCCCGCCAAGCCATTCCTGCGCGAACTCCAACGAGAATTTGGCGTAGGTGATTTCAACGGCTACGTCGTGTTCGTAGCGTTTCACGGCTTCGCGGTTCACGCTGTCGAGCGTGTAGAGTTGCGTGTGTTCGTAGCCGGGTGTGATTGTGTATTCGCGGACGCCTGCGGCGAGGATTTCGCTATCATCCGCGGGGTCGTTGACGGTGAGTGCGAGGGAGTTGCTCCACATCGCTTCTGGACTGGCGCTCATACACGTACTGTAGAACGCGCGTCCCTAAGCGTTTGCCCTACTCGCCACCGGAGAGGAACGAATCCAAGACCGGCCCGACACGCGCGCGAATGCGCTCCGACCAATACGCCGCCTGCGTAAGAAGCGCCACCAAGAACACCCACACCGGCACTATATCCGCCGCGAGGAAATCCACGGCGGGCCGGAGTAGTTCACGAATCATCATCTTCGTCCTCTTCGTGGCTGCCGATTGTTGGTCCCCAATGCTCGAACTCAATCCGGAACTTGCCATACGAAACATAATCTACTGGCACCCCAAACAACAGAATCAACGCGAGAAGCGTTCCGAGAACGATGATTGCGCCATAGATGCCATCCCCGCCTTCCACGAACCCGATGCTCGTGGTGAACACAACGAGGAACGCGAACACGACGGTCATGGCGATATGCCGGTAGGTTTTCGTCATGAATTGCCTCCGGTCAAGTAGTCGCGGGAGAACGATGCGGTAGGTTTGTCTCGCACTCATGTCTCACACCTCTTAATTCCAACACGGACAAGCATAGTGCTTAGGCAACCCCCGCCTCAGTAAGCCCCTCGGTTTCAATCTCGACGGCGGTAATATAGTAGTCCGTGCTGCGGGCGTTCTTTTGCTCGCGGAAGTCAGATTTGTTGATGGGTTCAACCGTACTATACGGGGTTTCCGTGTTGTTATCATCCATGTACTCGGAGAGAATATCAATCACGTCCGACTGAAGAGTGACGGGTTCCTGTTCGTCTAACGACCAGATTTGCACTTGCACGTTATTCGATTCCTGTAGTTCGTCGTCGTCAACACTGAACCGCTCTAGGCTTGAGTCGGTTGGACTCCACACGTAGCAGATAGCAGGCTGGCCCGCACCGGGCCCCTTCTCGGACTGGCTGTCGGCCCAGTATTCGCGGATGCTTGGGGGTTGGGTGGTGCGCCAGAGGTTGTAGTCGGCGGCCTGCGAGAGCAGATCAATCGTTGCCGCAACGTGATGGGGTTTGTTGGTGACGGGGAGGCCGTTGCTCCATGTGATGGGCCATGTCCATGGCCATGTTGAGTTGTTTGTGGGCATAGGTGTGGGGTTGTGGTGGTGGGGTCTTGTAACGCCCGCTAACACGAGGGTTTGTTTCGGGGTGGGTTGGTGTGTAATACGCGGTAAGCGTATCTCATCACCGCTCGGCAAGGTTGTCGAAATACAGGTCCTCATACGCGATAGCGCCGATACCTCCGCTTTCAAACGGAGTGCTGTTATCATCAGTCCCTTCGAGCGTATTCACGTGCCCGCCGTTTGCATCATACAACGTCGAGCGAAGCGAGTCCAAAGCCCCCATCTCCATCTCTAAGGTACACCACTCATCCCGCGGCAACGAGGAGATGGACTCGCTCGCGATAAGCGTCCCAGAGCCTGAGTCCATCCGCTGGATACGCATCGTCCCCGACCCAACAACGTCGAACCGATAGCCGCTAATACTCCCCGCACCCGTCGCCGATTGGACACACAGCACTGGCGCGCCGTCAGTCGTGCTGGATGAGCTTAGATACACGTCCATCGTGTACGTCCGACCGCGCGAGACGGTGGTATCTGTCCGTGAGATAGCCGCCGTCGCACCTCCGCCTGAGCCTTCAAGGCGGTAGAGTCCGTCAGCAGGATTGGACTTGGCGACAGAGAATGAGCCTGTATCTCCAGAGTAGGCCGTTAGGTCTCCTGCCTCGTAACTCTCTTTGCGTGTTTTGCCTCGCCCCACGTCAGGAGCCATGTCTCTCCGTGAGACGACGCGGCCACGCTCGGCGATATTGACCGCGTTACTCTGGTCGTGCGAGACGTAGACGTTATCGGGATTGTCGTCGTCTATGTCGCCATTACTCGCGCCCCAGTACCCAATATCGATTGCGAGCGAGGAGTTACGAGCGTAAATGGGGGTGTCTGTCGCCTCGACCGTCATATGGTCAGCGCGAGCGGACTTGACGCCCTCGAATCGGTATCCCGTCCAGTTAGTCGTAGCGGGCCCTTCGGAGATGGCGTGTGGCTGCTTGAGATGGATAAAGTCCAGCTGTCCGTTGACCGACTCGAACAGATATGCGTTGCCGCCGCTTTTGTCGATGTCGACGACGGGATTGGTTAGATACACGTGACCGTAATTCCACGTATCGTGGTCGTTTGCGACCCGTATCCCGTCCCCAACACGGAGGCCGCCACAGTGGTCGATGCTCACCTTGAATGGGTTCGTGAGGTCGATGGATGGCGTTCCCTGGTCGAGGGTATGGCCGTAGATGTTGAACAGTTGCGACCACATGAGCCCTGCATTATGGGATTCTGACGATGGGGCGCCGCGAACGCCACCCGAGGCAACTGCAAAGTTCCCGATTTGGATGCCGCCAAGATGGCCGTCGAGGAGGAGGTCGGGGCCGCTGCTCCCAGAGTTGTCGATTACAGCGCCGCCAACTGATGCGGCAGCAAACGGGTTGGATGTGTCCTCATCGATGTCAATCCCAGCGCCAATCAGATTGACAGGGTTATCCTCGGAGATAACAACCTGTCCGTCAATCGTGCCCGCAAACTGAATTGTGGAACCAGGGGCGGTATTTTGGATGAGGTTATTGACCTCAGATGCGGGGGTTGTCTGCCCGTCCCCTCCGATAACTGTGCGCCCTGTACTTACCGATTCGTTATCCACATCCGCCGTCAACACCGCGCCATCATAGAACGACAACGCCGACTCATCAACCCCAACCGACAAACTATCCGCCGCGTCGTCGTAGTTCACCGTAATCCCGCTGCCCGCCGTCACCAACCCAGCAACCGCATCCTCAACCTCCTCCTGATTCAACGCAGTCGTATCGACCGTTAGCGCATTCGCTCCATCATCATACGACACCGAAAGATTCCCGTTTGCTTGGATGAGCGCGCCAACAATATCCTGCACAGCCTCCGTCTCTGGGGTTTGCGCGTCCGCGAGCACACCACTTAGGCCGGTTACGTCGAGTTCGTCACTACCGTCGTTTTCGTGCCTACTGGCGTGGTTTTTTTGGTCGGCGACCATCGCTTCCCATTCGTCTGGGGTGAGTTCGCCTTGTTCTTCGCCGGGCGCGATGTCTTGGTTTCCGTCCCACGGCATATGCGTGGGTGTTGGGCGTGTGGGGGTTTAGTCGTATGCCCAACAAAGAGACGAAGAGGGAGTGACTACACCATGACCGAAGAGAGACCGGTGGCAGCCCGCCCACCCACCAACCTCGACGTGTGAAAAGCACGCCGTGTTGTGGATGCAGGCACTTACCACCGATGCCGCAGTGTCTACACCAAGCCTTATTCCCCCGTATTAGGGGTAGCCGCCTGAGAGTACAGCGGCCGGGGGTGTTATCTCTCGGTGCGAGTGCGGCATTCGGTGTATGGTACGGTGGTGTCTTAATAGTACGCACCACGGCGAAAGTAGAGGCTACTCTAGTGCTTCAACGCGAACCTCCTCCCGCACAATCTCCCGCACCCTATCCTCGGAGACGCCGAACTGCGGTGGTTCTGACTCCGCTATCATTCGCTCCACGGCGTCGTTGGCGGATTCGTCCGGTAACTGGTAGTCGCGGAGTTGTTCGCGCACGTCGTCTTTGAGTTGGATTGTTGTCGGCATTAGAACTCCGTGAGCGTCTTGAACACGGCGATAAGGTCGTCGTTCGTCGCATCAACGTGTTCGAGCGCGTACCCCTGCGAAAGCATCTGGTTGGTGAATGCGCCCGGCACGGTGTCCGCGTTGAACCAAACAGACACGCCGTTTTCTTGATGTGCGGTTTGTTTAACGGTAGCCAGTTCTTCAAGTCCGGACGCGACGGATTTATGTTCGGTCATGGGGCGTCTACCTGATACAACACCCCATAACCACTTATAGTTTGCTATAATGGTTCGGGCTACACCTCCTCGAAGAGTTCTTCTACCACTCCCGGTGGTGCGCGGTGCTCCCCACTAGCGTGACGCTCCCGCTCATCGGCTTCCACCCGAGCGCCACACCGCACACACTCATACATCTCGGAAGACCCCTCACGGCCCCCTCTGTCGCCCTGTAGGGAGCGGCGTATCTGTTGGAGTTCCGTGAGCATCTGCGCGAGCAAGACTTTCTCGTCGAGGTCTTCCCACTGTTGTTCGTAGCGTTCGCGTTCCTCGTCGCTTAGGTCGCGCTCACTCATTCTACTTTCACCACGGTATAACCACCATTAAGTTAGTGGGGTTCCTGTATTGGAGTGCATGGCTCCAAACACAGACGCCCCGTGGAAAGATGAAGCATGGCTGCGTGAAAAACATACCGCCGAGCGCATGACAATCCAAGAGATAGCGGACCACGCCGATACCACGTTTGATACGATCCGGTACTACATGCGAAAGTACGACGTGGAACGCCACGGAAATTCGCCGCCCGACGCGAAATACAAAGACGCCGAATACTTGGAGCGCGAATACTGGGAAAACGAGAAGAGCCTCAACCAGATTGGAGAGGAGTGTGATACCGGCGGTGTGGTAATCCTCCAATGGATGGAGCGTTTTGACATTCCGCGTCGGACGCCCGACCAAGAGAAGGGCACCGCGTGGAAGGACGGAGAGGCGCTTCGAGAACTGTACTGGGACGAAGGACTCACGCTTGAAGAAATTGGCGACAAGCTAGACTGTCACGCTGGCACGGTCGGGGAGTGGATGGAACGGTTTGACATTCCCCGTGAGAAGACGCCAATGGAGAAACCAGCCTACTACGATATAGATAGAGACGGGTACGGCCGGTGGAAGTCCAAGCACAACCAAATTACGTATAGCCTGAAAGTCCACCAACTCCTCGCCGTGGCAGAAGGCGCGGACCCCTACAAGGTGTTTAGCGGGAACGAGTATAACGTCCACCACAAGAACGGCGTCCCGTGGGATAACCGCCCCTGTAATATTGAGTTGCTTACGAAAAGCGAACACTCCCGCCGCCACTATCAGGAACGCGAGCACGCGGAGAATGGCGACTTCGTGAGTTAACCCAAGTCAAGATCGTGGGACTGTAACCACCGACGCATTCTCTCGCCGGCTGGCCTTAAGTAAGGTTGCGCTTGGACTCCGCGCTCCGGGATAACCTCGGTGGCGACGTACCAACCAAATCCTGCATCCTTGCCGATCCGTTGCGCCCATCGAACGAGATTCTCCGGCGGTGGCGTATGGCCGGGGTCGGTGCCGTACTCCATTGGAGCTGCCTGTCGAGCACTATACCCGATGATGAGGTCGCCATTCCGCCATTCCGGACCAAACCCCGACGCTTTCAACGTGCCCGTGTCGTGTGGGACAACTTCCTGTGAGAACGCGAACCCGACTTGCCCGGCCTTCTCTAGGCGCTCTCGGTGTGCTTGGAGTACGTCCTCCGCGGTGATGTTTTTGTCTAGAGAGACTTCCGCGCCAAGCATCCTACCACGTTCTCACGGCTGCTATTGAGGAGTCCATCCAGACGTGACGGAGTGCGGTCTGTCCGTACCGCGTGAGGTCCAGATAGTCCTCGACGTTCCCGCCACGGTAGTTCACGCTCCCACCCTCCCCGGATTCACTCTGTGCCTCTCCCCCCTCAGCTAACTCCCACTTGTGGCGCGCCAAGTTGAGGGTGAACACTTCCGCGTCCCCATCCAGCGTAGGGAGGCGACTCATGCGGTCGGAGTAGAGGGTGTCGCGTTCGCCGAGTGCTTCCCGAATAAGTTCGTCTTTCCGGTCGTTGGCGAGGTTCGTCCACCCGGTGCTACTCCCGGAATCGACTTGTTCGCGGATGGCGGTTTTCTCGGCGTCGGTGAGCTGGTTGTCCCAGTCGCTTTTGGAGACTTCGGCGATTGAGGGGTCGGGCATGGGTTAGGATTCTGGTTCGGGGACTGTAAACTCGCCCCCACAGTGCGGGCATTCCACGTCACCCGTCTGCCAGTCGAATGCTTCGCCTTCGTCGTGGCAGTAGAGCCAGCCGTTCCATTCGTAGTGGTCGAGTTTGTCGCCGGTTTCGGGATTCGTGGGTTTGTCGTGGATGCTCATGTGTGGGTGTTGGTGGGCTGGGGTCTTAATCCTCCGCGTACCACGGGAGGAGGTCGCGGAGTCGCGTGCGCCCACCCGACTTATCCACAACGAGCGTGCGATACCCCCGGCCGTCGTCTTGGAGCGCGTCCGACTCTGATACCTTAGTCATCGTTAGTGTATTCCGTTAGTGACCGTTGCCTGACACAATACGAACGTACTTCAAGGAGGGTCGATTTCCCCGAGATTTCATCCGTAGACGCCGCGCCAGCGATCCGCCGACAGAAATGCTGGTCGCTGTCCTGCATTCGCTCCCACTGCTCGCGCGTGAATATGAGGTCGGTGTCGCCGGTCTCGATGGCGGTCTCTTGGACGAGTTGGAAACTACTTGTGTTCATACTCATAGCCATTCTACGTGTTATCGCCGCCGAACCGCCGATAGTGTTTCATGCACCAGTGTACTTCCCCGGTGGCGAACGACGGAACTTCACTCGGTTCATCGTACCACGCTTCCCGCGTGATAGCGTCCCGCCCGCAACTGAAGTACGAGCACGTTGTCATACTCGTTTGCGTCCCTCCAGATAGTCCTCCATGTCGTCGCGGTCGGACTGGCCGTTAATCTCGGCGGTGTCGTACTCGGCGGCAATCCCCCGGATTTCCGACCAGTCCATGCGCTCCAACTCCGCGCGCGTGTAGGAATCATCAACGAACTCCTCGTCGCTATCCGGTAGCAGACTCGGGAATACGGTGGTGGGATTCCGACTCATGAAACACCACCCACGCGCTGTTTCGCCCGGTGGCGCGAGCCTACATCATGGTCAAACCGAACATGTCGAACTAACTCTTCGCGCGGCCGACGCACGCTGCACTCGTCCTCGGGGCATTCAACTAACTCGGGTGGTTCCACAGTAAACGCCCATGGGTCGCGCTCGCAGTTCCGGCACCCTTCGCGGAGCATTCGCGTGATATCCACGTCGGTCCCGCAGTCGGGGCACGGGATGTATGTGCCGGTGTCTACGATGTGTTCCACTTCGTCAGCGTCGTAGGTTACCTTAGTCATGGATTACTAATGCCGGGGGAGGTCGCGCACGTCCACACCATTCACACCAAACACATCAATCGGCCGATCCACCGTGTACGTCCGCGGATTATCCGACCCATCCACGCGAGCGGTTTCAAGGTCGTATTTGATGATCTCCACCTCACTGAAGAACGAACTGAGGTTGGAGTTATAGGCTTGTTCGCGGGCGCGCTCTCTTTCACGGTGCCAGTCCGCATCTACGGGCCGCATTCCCGGTGACCTTCGGAATTGCATCTCTGTGTGGGCCTATGGAAGCCATTACCATAGGTTTATGGGTCCAACGAGTAGCGGAGTGAAAGTAAAGAGTGGGGCGGCCGGGGGTCGAACCCGGAATCTCCGCCTGAGTGAGTGGTCAGCGGGCCTTGTCCCAATACGGACGAATACCGTGCGGCGTTACGCCCGTGTCTTTGGCCACTTCGCCCCGTTTTTCGACGTATATTTTGTATGCGCCTACGATTCCCCCAGCGTCCCATCTGAGGCGGGCGCTCGGCCGCACCGTGGCGGCTACCTATGGCCCTCCACGGACGGCTTAGTGGAATGGGTGAGATTTGAACTCACGGCAGCCGGGTAATCCACGCCTTCCCCTATACCACTCACGCGGACGCCAGTCGTCACCGGCTTCAGGGTACTAGTGGCGCTTCCAGCGTCTTATTCAACGGCTACACCCGTTCGCCTCGCGGCTTACCGGCCACGCCGAGTTACTACCACTGAACTAAGCCCGGTGCTCTCCCAAACTGAGCTACCATCCCATACCACACGCTATGCCGCCCCGATTACTAAAGACTCACCCACGCAGTGAAAGTAGAACGCGAGTGGTCAGTAGTTCCGCGCGCCCATCTCAACCTGCTTCTTCAACACCGTATCCGTATCCCGCGACAACTCAAACGAAACCTCCGAAACAGAGAACTCCCTATCACCAACGAATAGGCTACACCGCCCATTTATCGGATGCTTTGGCGGGCCGTACCGAAGGCGGTCAATCTGTTCCGTCCGGCAATCAGTTTCTCGACTTAACCCAACTCCATCTATGAACTCCGTGAGTGAGTCTTGGCAGTCACCACAGAGTCGGATTTTGCGTTGGTCGCTGTTCGTCAATCCTTGTTCGAATGGGTTTGGGAACTTGAAGAACGCCGTTGGTTTACCGTCGCCGTACTTCCCGCATCGGTCGCATTTGTATGCATTACTCATCGTTGTGTTTGTGTGGCGGCATAATATCCAATAGTTCGTTCCCATCCTTGTCCGTCCGCACTTCAAGGATCGTATCCTGTGGTGTCTCAAGATAGACAGCAGGCCCGATAGTCGTTTCCACCGTTTCACGCTCGCCCGTATCATACTTCACGCCGCGGCCTTCCCCACGTCCGACTATCACACCTTCACGTTCTTCAATCGTTGTTGCGCTACCGTCTCGGCGTTCTGAGAGAGGTGCCGTATAGTCGGTGTTCTCAATACGGAACTCTACGTGCATTCCTTCGAGCATGGTCCACGGCACGTCATGGAACGCCGACAAGTCCTTGAGCGCATCGTATACGTCACTCATATCCATACACCTCCCGTAACTCCGCGCCGCGAACCACACAATCGCACGCCTCACGCTGCCGGAACATACTGTTTACACAACGAACTACCCGACTCTCAAACTGCGTGGATACAGCATGGTGTATCTTGTACATTCGGGAATTGGTTTTATCCAACCAGATGTTGGCGAGGTCGCGGTTTAGTCTCGCCATTTCTATCTCAGTCTCAAAGTCACTCATTTTTGTTCACGTCTATCTCCACGGTATCACCCGCTTCCAACCCTAATTCTTCCCGAATCGGCTTCGGGATAGTCACTTTGCCACCGTCAAGCACGAACACTGTTGCACGCACACGACTCTCTACGAACCACTGGTACTTAGAAATGAGGAACCGAGTGAAAGTAAAACCTGCTACCAGTCTTCCTCCTCGAACGCGTCACTCCAGCCCTCTAAGGTCGTGGTCTGGCGGTAGTCTAGGTCGTTGTTCTCAGGCATACCCGTGACTACGCACCACGGAATAAAATAGAACGGGCTACCGGAGCGTTATGCGCGCTGAACGACGCCCGCACTCCGCGCCTGACTGTAATCCTGATCAACCCAGATGCGACCATTGACGCCAGTGAGGTCACGAATCGGGTCATCGTAATCCTTCACCTCAATATCCTGCCCGTTCGGATTGTACAGGAAGAGGTGGTTCTTCGTCGTATCGATCTGGAGGCACCCGACACTTCCGGTGGCCGTGGCGTTCCCGTCGGCGTCCGTGAACTCCCACGTATTCGAGCCGCCAGTCCCGCCAACGTTCTTCCCGGTGTCGTCGTAGGAGCCAAGGCTTGCGCCGACGTGCTCCATGTCAAGCAGCGGATCGAACGCACGCTCCCGAACCACATCATCCGAACCACTACGGTTGGCGAAGCGAAGGCCGTTGTCGCCGAACGTCTCGGTGCGGAAGCCGGGCGTGGTGACGAACGTGTTGGGGAGGAAGTCCGCGCGGTCAATCTGCCCATACAGACGGTTCAGACTATCATACCCCGGACTGTCAACGGTCGTGTCGAAGTCCACACTCTGGCCGTTCGCCACGGCGTCGTCAACGGCGTTCGTTAGCCAGACCTCGTTGATGGAGTTCTCGACGCGGCGACCCACGTCGTTAATCTGGCGTTCAATCATGTCCACCATCGAGTGGTCCACCATTTCCTCCGTCACGCGACTGCCGGCGGTGACTTTCGTGGTATCCCACTCAACCGTGGTAAATTGTTCGCCGTCGTCTCGAATCTCCGCGCCTTCTGCCGTGCGCCGTCCGCTGCGGTCGTCTTCGGCAATCGGCACGTCGCCCTTCTTGGTGTCCACGTTCTGAATCGTAGACACGTCCCGGGCAATCTGGCGGCGGCGACTGCCTTCCATCACGGTTTCGAGGAGTTGTTCGCGGAAGAGCGTGTCAACCTCCTCGTTGGTGGCGGACGCGAAGAGCGTGCGCTTAATCGTGTCGTCGAGCGGCGCGCCAAGCGCCTTCCCGTTATCAATCTCCTCTGGACTACTAGCGGCGAGGGTTTTCGGGATGGCGTTGTCGTCGCCCGCGTACTCCTTGAGGATGCGGTGGCGTTCACTCCCGCGTTCCGCGACAACCTTCCGCTTCGCCTCCGATTCAGCGTCACGGTCTCCGTGCCGGGAGAGGATGCGGTAGTCGCTGGGGTTCTTGCTGGACGGCCACGCTCGCGCGTAGTCCTCACGAGATGCGCCTTCCTCCATGCCGGCGAGGAGGAGGCCTTTGAGTCGCCAGTTACCGCCCTGTGCGTGCTGACTGAGGTGTCGGCGTGCGTCGAGACTAGTAGCCATTATGCGGTAGCACCCTGAACCGTGAAGATGTATCCTTCAGCAATCTCGCCAGCGCTCGCACCGCTCTGGACGAGAATCACGCCATTACTTCCCGCGCTGGTGGCGACGGTTTCGAAGGTGCCGAGGCCGTCCGGGAGTAGTTCGTCGTTTGCGGTGACGGCTTCGGAGACTTCGACGCGGACTTCGCAGTCGTCGCCGGCAATTGCAACGGGTTCGCCGCTTGCTACGTCGTAGAGGTTCACGCCGAGGAACTGGCCTTCGCCCGCGCTGGACGCGCTTACTTGGTAGTCGCCGCTCAGGTAGACTGGTTCACCTGCGGTGAGGGGTTCGCCCGCGGTATACCCGCGGATTTCCTCGCCGGAGATGAGCACTTCAACATCGAAACTGTGCTCGCCTTGGTCAACGGACATGCTTCTGGCTACTCGTATGGAGTGCTACGTAAAAAGTACATGCTTACCTCCGGGGTGTGGAAGTGGGCCGGGCGGGAATTGAACCCGCGTCTCGGGCACTTGGCCGAGTTCTAATTGTGGGTCTGCATCCCACGGCGGCTTACCCGACGGGATTGCCAATTACCTCACCGCCCCCACGCCACCACGTGCCGTTTCTTTTCCCTCCGTTTGTTGCGTCCAGAGGGCGTGTTAGATGGGTCGCAACTCCGAGGCCGCATGGTGGCAGAGTGGCCCGTGCGGAGTTGAACCGCTGCCCACGCCCGTTTCCCTTGACGCCATCGTAAACAGGCTAACCCGTGGTTGCCTTGTTGAAGGCGGCCCGTCATGGGCCATCGCCCGGGATAGGGGTACTCTACGCGTGGTCTACCTCAGTCGGGCTTACCAACCACTACACGCGGGTGGTACTAATGACTGACTAATACGGTGAAAGTAGAACGGTGTCCGCTACTGGCTCATCGAACCCGTCGCCGGGTCATACTCAATCCCCTCATCCGCCTCCGACCAATCAAACTCCTCCCCATCGCCATCCGCAAGCGTCCGCGGGTCCTCACCAACCTCCTCAAGAGATTCCACACGCTGCGACAGCTCGCGCTTCTCCTCCCGCAGCGATTCGATCTCCTCGCGTGCGGCGCTCAGTTCCTCGCGCGTCTCCTCCACGTCGCCCGCGCTAAGGGTATCCGACATGGCGTCTTCGAGTTCTTCGAGGCGTTCGCTGAGGCTCGCCACTTGGTCTTGGAGGGCGTCCACGTCATCGCCATCCTCCATCTCGGGCGGTTCCTCGTCTTCGTCCTCCTCTTCTTCGTCTCCTTCTTCCATCTCCGCTTCCTCTTCGCCCTCGCCCTCCTCGTCTTCTTCGTTCATGTCGAGGAGTGGGTCAAGCACCTCCAAGACTTCATCCACGGGCACGTCAAGTTCGTCAGCAATCGCCTGCGCGTCGTCCTGAATCTCCTCAACCGCTAGTTCCCGTCCGAGGATTTCCGCGCGAATCTCGTCGTGGTCAACTTCCGAACTCATATCCCCGGATTCACGATGCAGCGTCTTTACCTCTTCCCCACTCACCGCACTCAAGGCTACCGCTCGGTTCCGGGTTTCGTGTGCGAGGTCTACGCTCTTACTCGCGGGGTCCCTGACTAACCCTAGCCCTGTAAGTTCCGCTTCTTTGACGTGTTCGTCGGCGCGCGGATGGTCAGGATTGTCCTCCAACTCCGTCGGCATCAACTCAACACTCGGCGAAAAACCCGCCGTGCCATCATTCTCTAACGCGCTCTGCAGGTTCGTATCCGCGAACGCGCCCGCGTCCGTCCCACGGTCAAGAATCAGGTCGCCAAACATCGCTTCGCCATCCGTCTCTAGGCTCTCCGGGTCAATCCACCCACCAACCGACGCTTCATGCACCTCGTTTTTCTTCGGGCCTGCCTTGTGGATGTCGTGGGCGATATTCGTCGGCGGTCCCTCCCACTCACCGTCGTCGTACTCCGGGCTTGTGTTCTTGAACGTCACTTCGTCGTACAGCGTCGGCGTCTCACTATTCGCGTCCACCCAAACGCCCGTATCGATTAACTTCAGGCCATGGTACGCAACCTTGTCGCCGCCGAGTTCTTCGCGCTCAATAGGCTGGGTGTCGAGTGGGGACGCACTCGCCATGATGCGCGGCGTACTGTTGAGGAGTGGGGCGGGCGCGTCCACCTCCTCAACACGAACACACCCATCCCCAGCGTACACCTCACCCGCGGGACACTCGCCGTCGTGTTCGGCGGCCGCCCTAAGGAGTTCATCATGGCTGGCGTCCTCACCAACAGAGAGCTCGCCGCGGTTCCGTTGGGCGTTGCAGATGGCGTAGGCGCGGCTTTCCGTGTAGTCGGGGTTGTCTTCAAGGACGGATTGGACGCACTCCTCAACTTCAGGTGGCATACACGGGTTTACGCTACGGAGTGTCTAAGCGTTTGGGCTACTCGTAATCCCCAAGCGACGCGTCGACGCGGTCAAACACCTGAAACAACCACACGTTCGTCTGCGGACTCCCCGCGTTCGGCTCCGCTACACGCCACGACTTCTCAGACCGTGGCACTTGCACACGCTGCCGAGGCGTCTGCAACACTAACCTCTCTCGAGCCACCTTCCACAACGGAAACAGCCAATCCTCGTGCGGCTCCGAATAAAAGGAATACGGCGGGTCACAGTACACCGTATCAAAGGACTGTTCATCAAACGTCTCGAGCGGCTTGTGGAGGTCCGCCACTACGTCAGGGTCAAGGTCCGCGTCGACGTCCGCCCGCACGTCCCCGATTGTCGTGCGGCCGCTCGGGAATACTAGCGTCTCCCCCTTGCAGAGTTCGTCCGCTATCCAGCGTTGTACGTCCTGTGGGTCGTTCCAGCCCGGCCGGTAGGTTGTGCTACCGTTATAGGTCGCCATACCGTTGCTTGCGCCGGCATCGACTTAATGCCACGGCGTACAGTGAAAGTAGAATCCTATTTGTTGGCGCGCTGGAGGTAGACGCCCGCCGCCCGATAATCCCCACGCTCGGCCGCCTCCTTCGCCTTCCCGATATACGGGTCCGTTTCACTCTCGTTGCCGAGGTAGTCGCCCGCTTCGAGGATTTCGATGATGGACTCGCTCGTGGCTTCGCCAACACCGCTGACTGTCTGGAGGTCGTCTTTCAGGCCGTCGTTGGTCATACACTGTGGGTATGCGGGCGTCCGCCTAAGCATTTGGGCTACTATATCGGCCCAAACCACCACTCCAACACGACCATGAACACGACGAACGACCCACCAAACGCCCCGCCACTAACCGCTCCCGACAACCCGCCGAACTCTTGCACACCCACCGCCGCACACGGAAGAACGAAGAACGCCACCGCATACGACCACCGAATTGATGTAACCGCTTCCCGGATAGTCGCGTCCGGTGTCGGGCGTCGAGTGCCAAGATAGTATGTGGCTGCCGCGCCAACGAGGAGCGCCGTGAGCGCGCCGACAACCATGAAAAACGCAAACAGGGCCTCCAACATGCTACCACTCCGCCGGTTGCACCGGCATTCCCTCCCACTCCCGATGATGCTCCTCACAAAGAAGAACCAAGTTCCCTAGGCGGTTCCCACGCTCGTACCACTCCGGCGCATCATACCGCGCTTTGAAATGGCGGATTTTCACCTTATGGTGCGTGCTCGGGATTTGGCCTAAGTCGCGTTCATCCTTCCCACAGACTTGGCACTTGTACTGGTCACGCTTCCGCGCCTTCCGCCGTTGGCGCTTCCAGTTCGGCCCATAGTAGTAGACCTTGCCACCGTTCCAATACGGATTGTCTTCTCCCGTGAGGTTATGCGAGCGCCACTTAGCATAGCATGGACCGTTACAAAACCGGCGGTCCTCTGCCTTGTTGGGATTGAATAACTCCACGTCGCCACACCACTCGCATTCAACTGGCACCTTCCCGCCCTGATAGTTCGGGTGGTTCTCTCCCGTCTGGTAAGCGTCCCGGCACGTATCCTCACAGAAGAGTGGGTCTTTGCGTTGCGTCGGGTCGTACTCAAACGTATCTCCGCAGTTCTCGCATACCGATTCTTCCATCCCGAGGCGTTCGTCGTGGCTTCGCGTGTGGTGGAGTTTTAGCCCGCGCTCGGTCGGAAACGCGCTGTCGCAGGTTGGGCACGGGTAGTCGAGTTGGTCGGGGTGCTTGAGTCGGATGTGGCGTTTTAGTCCAGAGGCGTCGGATAGTTCGCGGCCGCACTCGTCGCACGTATGCGAAGAATCTTTAGCCCAGCAGGCCGTACTACCGTCTGCCTCCCCAGAGGCGCTTTCACTCATACCCAATAGTTGCACCTACGGGTACTTCAAACCCACCATACCGGAGTGAAAGTGTAATCCTACGTTTCAGGCGCTTTAACGAACGTAGAGCGTTCGTTGGGATGTACCACCCAACTGTCAGGTCGGGCTAAATTGTCCGGCATATCTTCGTCGTGCTCTGGCGCTTCCGCCACCATTTCACGCAACTCGTCTAACGGAACCGGCTCGCCCGAATATGCCGGGTTCGTTTGCTCAATCAGCCACTCACACGCCTCAGTCTGCCGTGGATCGCCCGGCGAGGCTCCCGTCCAATAGAACCTACCCTCGTCGGCCTGCCCCTTCTCTTCGTAAGATAACTCCCTACTTTTGTTCAAAACTGCTGATGATTCAGTCCGGGCTATGCGCTCGGCTTCATCCCGGTCAAGGTCCGCCTCGAACTCCATCAGGTTCTCTGTGATTGAATCCAGCGTAAACCCGCCGTCCGCGGTGAGAGAGTCTGCCATTTCCTGCCGGAGCGCCATCAAGCGATCTGAGGGTACTTCGTCGTACTCCGAGAACATGGCCCCGCTCATGATGGCTTCGCGGATGCGCTCTAGGACGAACTCCGGCGTTGCACTCTCCGCATACGACACGAGCGTCCGACTGGGGTCACTATCTGGGTCGGTGACTTTCGCGTGCATTTCCAGTAAGGGGCGGTCCCATGCTGGGGCGTGCGCGAGGTAGTCATTTCCCTCACCCGCGCCTCCATCCTCAGCAAGCACCGATAGCGGTTCCCCACAATGCGGGCAATCCGCTTCTAAGTCCTCCATCGTTTCCGCGCTAATCTCGTTGCCCGTTTGCTCGCAGACACCCGTCCCAGTCTCCGGGTCAAGTTGATGGCCGTTCGCCATCGGGTCCGCTAACTCCCGATTGAACAACCCGCCGTCGCCATCAAACGGCCCGCCTTGCTCGCCTTCGGGCGTCTGAATATCAGCCGGCGACCGGTACGACTCACTAATCTCCTCATCATCCGGCTCCGGCAAATCCAACTTCCGCCGAATCTCCGCATTCGTCATATACTCCCCGATCTGCGCTACTACGTCCGCCATCTCCCCAATATCCTCCAGTGGGTCATCAATCTCCAACGAGACCGTCGCCGTATGGTCGAATGGACTATAGTCTCGAATGACGGGACGCACGACTTTCTCCACGAACTGCGTGCTAAAGCTGCGTTGGTTTGCTTTGATGGCGAGTTTGAGGAGGGCGAAGCGGAGTTCGGCGGGTTTCCCACTGCCGAGGCCATCACTCCCGACGTTCCCCGCCTCCAACGGCAACCCAAGCGCCGTTGTGAGGTTCCGCATATCCATCTCATGAATCGAAGAGTAGTCAAATTGCTCCGCTTCAAGACTCTCTACGTCCACGTCCTGCCCGGTGAAATACGCGGTATTCGCATCGCTATTGCGTGGATTGAAGATTTGGCGGATACGCCGGAGGTCTTCGTCCCGCACGGGTGCGCCGTCTTCTTTCCCGACTTTGATATGGCGCTGGGGGAACCCATGCAGTTCGATGGCGTTCCGAATCGCCTGCTCATTCTCTTTAAACGCCTGAATCTCGTCGCGGTTACGCAGGACCTCGGAGATGCCGGTTTTGTCGCGGGCGCTCTGCCGATTTAAGATAATGGCTTCAATCTCCTCCGGCGGAATCGTATGCGTCTTGTAACTGCCGTTCTGCTGGACGCGTTGATGCCACGCCACGACCTCCCCACGGCCGTTCGTTTCGGGGAGCATCGTCCACGGTTCCGCCGGGAGAAACTCTTTGAAGTCGCCGCCGCGGGTTTCACGGATTTCACCGGGCGCGCTCGGGAACCATAACGCGTCTTTGCCGAGGTCTAATACGGTGAGGTCGATATCGGGGAACGCTTCGGTTTCCAGCCATTCCTCTAGGGTCATGTCCACGCCATTCACGAGTTGCGTGGGCATTTCTTCGTCGTCCTCGTTGATTTCGACGTGGAACTCTGCGCCTTCTCCGAAATTCAGGAGTGCTTTCCACGTCATCAACTGCGCGACTTGCCCCCCAGACTCGCGGATATCCTTCACGTCCCGTAAGTCCTCGAACGTGATTTCTTGGCCGCCGAAGTCATAGGAGTGGCTGCCGCCCGCGCTGTCGACCTGCGTTTCGGGCGTCTGGCTGGCGAGTCGTTTGCCGATGGCTTTACTCACGGGCTTATCCGTGCTGGCAACGCGGAACGTGCGGTCGCCGATGCGGAGATTATAGTCCGGCATCTAATCGCTCGCCTCCACTTCGACGCCGACGGGCCATTCGTCCTTGATGATTCGGTAGAGGACCGCGATGGCGGTGATGGAGAGGAGGAGGCGTTCGAGTGCGCTGAGGTGGTTCATGGTTGTGGGTTTGTTGGGGGAGTGTCTAAGGAGTTTCCCCACCCACACCCCAGCTACTCGCCGTTCGCGTGCGCGTCAAGCGCATCCTGCGCAGCATCCCGAATCTCACGGAGCTTCGCCTCACCACTTCCCTCCTCCATAATCCACGCAACGTTAATCCGGAGGTTTTCACCGTCGCGTTCCGCGAGGTCGTAGTCCTCGTAGAACATATTATTCCCGACCAGTTCGTCCGCGTCGCTGTCGTAGTAGAACGTCATGCACTAGACTCGTCGCGGGGGAGTTACTTAGCCTTTAGTTTCACCCCGCTACCTACACCGGCGCGAACCCCGCCAACCCCCCAAGCAACCACCCAACCACAACACCCCCAAGCGCATAATGCGGCTCCCGAACCACGTCTTTCACGAGTCGCCGCCGCTGTCCTTCCTCCCCAACCACACGCCCATACACCGCCGCCGCATACACCACCGAGAGCAGCCGGGTTTGCCCGGTCGCGCCGAAGTACCAGCCCGCAGCGATACCAAGGCCGGCGGCGTGAGTCTCTGATTTGTAGGAGAACGCACCGTCCCGGTCGGTATCTGCTTCGCTTGGTGCGCCGGCGGTCTGGATGAGTGCGAGGAGGGTTTCGAGGACGCTCATATACTACGGGGGTTTGGGGTGGGGGCGAAAAATGGTTCGGCTACCCGCCGCCTACAACCTCAACCGTGATATTGAGGCGAGCGCCACACCCGTCCTTGTCTCGGTGCCGCCCGTCGTCTGCCCCACAGATAAGATTCCAGTCGTCGTCGTAGTACCGGCTCTTGCTTGCGTCGGTCTGGTACCCGCAGTCCGGGCATTCAATCCAGTATTCGTATCCTGCTACGCTCATCGTTGGGTGGTGAGGTCGTCTAGCGTGCGTTCAATCCGCCCCGTCCGCTCCTCCACACGCACACTACTCATTCTAACGCCTCCATAACCACGCGGTCGGTGATTTCTTCGCGCGCTAACTCCCGCACACGCTCCTCAGACAGCGCCTCCTCGCCCCCGCCACCGTTGTTATAGTCGTCTATGAGTGCTTGTAGTGCGCGCTTTGCGGACACTTCCGAAACCTCTCGAAGGAACTCGCGTTGGTCGTCGGTAATCTCAACAGTCGTCGTCATCGTTTGTATTGGCCGTAAATTGTGAACCCAACAAATTCACCATCCACGACCTCTGCGTACCCGATTCCATCATGGCCATGCTCGTGGAGTGCGTACTGGTCCACAACGCTGTCAAGTTCGCTCTGAATCTTGCGGGCGTAGTCGCGGGCTGCCGACGCGCTCACGTCGAGGTGGCCGACGTGGATGGTTACGGGGGTACCGCGGTCGTTGTAGTCGAGTTTTGCTTTCTTCGTGTTGCTCTTTGAGACTGCCGCGTTGTGGCTTCGAATTGTCATGGTTGGTTTGTGGCGGGTTCGTCACCGCCCATCTCATACAATACACCCCACCTACATAAAGTTATGCACCCGCAAACATTTATGTAGTTGCGTGCTTTGTATACAAGCATGGGTCAAACCACAATCCGAGTGGATGACGAAACAGCAGACCTACTCCACAACCGGAAAGACCGCGGCGACAGTTACGACGACGTTATTCGCCGCCTAATCCGTAACTATGAGTAGTCTCCTAGACGCGCTGAAGCATCAAGAAGAGCGGATTAGAGCGCTATACCACAGCGAAGACATGACGCAGGAAGAAATAGCCGAAGAACTCGGTTGTAGCGCTCCTCGAATCTCAGTTGCGATGCAGGAATTAGAGATGGAAACGCGTACAAAAGGGTCGCGGAAAGGAGAAAAGCACCACAAGTGGAATGGTGGCACAAGAGAGAGGCCATGGAGTTGGCGGCACGCTCGAAAAGACGCACTTGAACGAGATGGCTACGAATGCCAGAGTTGTGGAATGACTGAAAGCGAACACCAAGATAAATTTAGCCAATCTCTACATGTACACCACAAGATACCGGTAGGTGACTTTGAGGACTTTGAGACAGCCAACCAGTTGAGTAATCTAATTACATACTGTGCTGGGTGTCATCGGCGTATAGAAGGGCGTACATAGTTTCCTATAACAAGCCATAGTCCAGTACCTCACCCGTCGCGCCCATACAAGTCCAGCGTATACGACTCATCCCCCACCTCACGCACATAGCACGTAGAACACTCCGGGCACTCCCACGCCGGCGACTCCCCACCATCAAACGCCGCCCGAGCCGGATCGTGAACGTAGGTTTCCTCGCACGCCACCCCACACCTAGGGCACACGTATTTCTCCCGCTGGACGCCCAAGAACTCCGTGAACTCCCGAACCCTATCACGCCCGGATTCAACGGCGTCGGAGAGCCACCCACCACCCTCGTCGCTCATGGCGGCACCTCCTGCGCGTCCGCCGCGCGCTCGGTGCACCACCAACACTCCAAATAGCCGTGCGTCCCAAGGTCAACGTGTTCCGTCGTCGGCCGCCCACAACTCTCGCAGGGCGCGGTGCATAGGTTGTTCTTGATGTAGCGACCGTGTTCGTCGTATCCGTACTCCGGCGTCGTACACCGATAGCAGTTACAGTCGCTCATGCGTCGATATTCCTCCCGTAAAGGTCTAAACCTTCCCCCGTCGCCTGAACCCCAAACGCCACATCATCCAGAGCCTGCGCTACCGCATCCAATTGGTCTACTTTCCCGCCGGGGAACCCCGCCCACTCCGTCCGGAAATCCGACCAATCCATCTCCTTCCCCGGCACGCTACTCCAGTCAAGGAGTTTCACCTGCCCATTACTGAACGGCACACTCAGGCCGATAATCCGGTCCTCCTTCGACCGTTCGGGCGTATGCGGGATTGGATGCAGGCCAGCATCCTGAAGGTCTTGCTCAAACCACGCTTGGCTCTGAACCTTCTCATACACAACCTGATTCGTCGGCACCCACGCCGTTACATCATTAATCCACTCCGCCGCCTGCGACGGGGCCTGCCCCCGCCGACGCCGGACTTCACACAAGTACGCTTCCGCTGCATTCGGATTCTCTGCTACGATGCACAACGCCCAGTAATCCGTGTCATTCTCCCGCGCTTTCGCCGCATCCATCTCGACGCCGAGGTCCACACTGATATGCCACTTCCAATAGGTTGCGTCGCGTTCATCCAGTACGCTGGCGTCCGCGTAGTCCAGCATATCCAACGTCAAGAGCGTGCCACCACTCGCAGGGTCCGCCAAATACTCTTGCCGGAACACGGATTCGGGCGTGGTTTCTTTCGCCGCGTCCAGCTCACTATCCGGGATGAATGGAGAGTCGTAGCCGGTGGCGTGGAAGGACTGCCACCCATCCATGCGCCCCGACCCGTCCCCGTGGATTTGCTCCGGCGTCGCGCCCTGCACGTAAGCATCATAGAAGTGGTTCTCCCCCAAGGGCTTCGAGATAAGGACTGCACCGCCGCCCGTGTCCATGAGCATCGGGCGGAGGTCTTGATCCCAAATCGATGGGTCCGAGTACGCCCACTCGTCGCCAACGATAAGGTCCACGCCCCCACCCTGTAAGCCCGATGGGTTGCCATAGGACAGGAACTCTATCACGGCACCCGTCACGAGCGTAATCTTCGACGGCGACCATTCCGACCCCCTCGTGTTGTCGGCGTCTATGAGGGCGTCCGGTATCTTCTCTAGCGTCTTCTCGTAGCCGTAGAGGTACGCCTGCCGATACGTTGGGGCAACGTGCCAGCAGATTACGTCACTGGAGTCGTTGGTGCCGAAACTATAGGTGTCGGGTTGAGTGGCGTAATCCACTTCGATGGCAGTGGACACCTCGTTTTTGCCGAACCGCCGCCCCATCATCCCAACCCGGAACCGCGCGTCACTCTCGAAGAGTTCGCGCTGCTTCTCCGAGAGACGCCATTCGAAGCGAATACTCTTACTCATCCTCGGATTCCGTCACCGTCACCACGTCAGACGACACCTCAATCGCCCCACCATCCTCACCCGTTAACTGCCGCTTCTCCTCCTCCACATACCCATACGACGCCGACGCAACAAACTCCGGCCGACAATCCTGAAGCACCTCCCGAGCGCCGTTCGCGTGCGCTTGCGCGTAGTTAGCGCAAAACTCGCACGGGTCCTTGTTTAGGGTGGGTTGGCGTGGGGTGTCGATACAGCAGAGGCTTCGGCGGAGTGTGTCGGGTGATATTCCTGCGAGGGCGGCTTGGTCGCCTACTTTGAGGCCTTGGCCGACGGCGACGAGGACGCGCTGGCGGGCTTGCGGGTCGTCAAGGAGGCGTGGGCGGCCGCCCGAACCTGAGTCTGTTTCGGCGTTGTTGTGCGCGTCCACCCAACAGCGGTCGGGGTCGCCATCTTGCGTGGTGGGGTGCTGGCAGGGTGTGTCTTCGGCGGTTGGGTGGCCGCAGGTGTCACTATCGGTCATAGGTGGGTGTTGGTGGGGAGAATACTTGATACGACGGGGTGGGATTCGCACCCCCATTTCCACGCTGGAACGCGTGGCGTGTTACGTATTCCACTACCGCCGTACTCATGGGTATGGTTCTGCCATGCCTTCAACCTTCGCCTCTATCTCGTCGTCAAGTGGGTACACGTACTTGTGTTTCGCAGGGTGATAGACGCCTTCAACGCGGTCGTCGCCAAGCATCTGTTTGAGCTTCGTAACTGATTGTGTCCCGTACTTTGAGTAGAGGCTTTTCGGGTGGTGGGTTTCACCGTCAAGTTTCACATACAAGTCGTCGTCGCGTTGTCCGTGATAGTACCAGTTCGCGGCTTGGTAGACCGTGCCGTCGTGGTCTTGCATCGGGTCAGCAAACGAAACAACTACCCGAATCCCAGGGCACTTGTCCTGTAGAAGCGACAAAGCGATAGACATGATTCTGCTAACTGGCGTTTCGTGGCTATCAAGTGCTATTCGAGTCAGTTCGCAGACTTCGGTTTGCCCGAGGTCGAACGGCGAACCGATATTTGGGGTGGCCCCGCGGGAGAATATCACTACACCAATGAAGTCGTCTTTTTCCCACACACCGATTTTGAGTAGTTTCCCAGACGGAGTTGACCCTGAATAGTGCCAATGTTCGCACGCATATTGAGCTGCATCATGACTACACCAATCCAGCTGTAGGTTGGTCATGGGTGGAACTCGTGACCGCACTCCGGGCACTCGGTTGGGTCGGTTTCGTCTAGGTTCGGTTGCTCGCTTTCATCCACGGGGTCGAACTCCGGTATTTCCTCTTCCCCGAGCACGTCATCTAACTCCCCGCTATCGAACCCGAGAGTATCCAAGTCCACGGGGTCGCCTTCTAACTGCTCCACTTCCAACGCGAGTAGTTCATCATCCCACGGACTTTCGCTGGTTTTGTTATCTGCAATCCGCGAAGCGCGTGCCTGAGCGTCCGACAAATCCCCCCGGCGAATCACGGGCACCTCGTCTAACCCAAGGAGGTCAGCGGCCTGCATTCGACCGTGGCCCTTGATAACTTCGTTGTCGGCGTCTACAACGATGGGTTGGTCCCAGCCGTAGTTCTTGATACTGGAGGCGATTTTCTGGATTTGTTCGTCGGGGTGTTCTTTTGGGTTGTTAGAATACGGTATGAGGTTGGTGAGTGGTTCGCGTGTGATTTGGTCTGCGATAGTGGTTTCCATGGGTGGGTGTTGGGGTTATGGGGTGTTAAAACCCCACGCACACCCTACCCCCGAGAATCCTCCACCAACCGCTCCTCATGCAACGCGTCAAACCGCTCGTTCATATCATGCTGATTCATGATGTGCTTCCGCATCTCAATCCGACTGTCCGCGTACTCGCCACAGAGTTTGCACGTTTTCTTCTTACTCATCGTTTGTCTCCGTGTCTGCGAACTCCCGAGCAACCGCCGTCACCGCCCGCCCATGCTTCACGAACGCCTGCATCCGGGACGCGTCCACGGTCTCGGCACTAATGGTAATCTCCACGCCATCCACGCGAAACGACTGCACCTCAGTCACCACCATCACCGTTGAGAAGTGCGTGGATACGGTCGTCAACTACGTCCGCGCACTCAGCGCAGAGTTCGGCTTTTGACCGCGTGCTACCGTCCGTCCACCCGGAGAACGCGCTCACACCTGCATATGAACGGTACTTCCGTCGGCATGGACTGCCGTCTTGGTAGTCGCCGCAGCGCTCGCACTTGAACGCGTCACTCATTCGTCCAGTCACCTCCAAGTTCCCGCACCCGAGAACGAAGCACCTCAACCCCCTCCATCGTAAGCGTGTATTCGTTCGTTCGCTTATCACGCGGTTCCTTCTCCACAAGCCCACGGTCTACGAGCGCGTCCAGATTCGGATACAACCGCCCGTGGTTCACGCTGCCGTTGTAGCGGTCGCGCTCCAACTCAAGAAACGACTTGATAGCAAGCCCCTTCATCCCGTCATGCTGGTGGAGCGCGCTGAGGAGGTCGTACTGGAACGTAGTTAGACCGTCACTCATCGGTATCACCGTGGAAGTCATGGTACGCTGCAACCCAATCCTCGTACCCGCGTACCCGAGCCTCAGCATCCAGCATCCGCTTCAATCGGGATTCGCGAGAACTTGGAAGTGGGAACGGGTCACTCACCATCATCCACTCTAACAACGCGCCGTACTCTTGTGCGGAAAACCGCATTTCCCCGTCGTCACTCATCGGTATCACTCTCGTTCCCGATCTCCCGAACGCGCTCGAACACACTCCGATCCTCCAACTCCGAAAGGAGCGTATCCAACTCGTCGGCGGCCTGCTCGGGGGTTTCCGCGCGGACTTTCAGGTCGTGCGTGTCTTGGTCCCTTGTGGCGGTGCCGCGCTTCAGTTGGGTCTTTAGGCGGATTTTCTCGTTCGACTCGTTCACCTGATGCGTCTCGTCGTCACTCATCGACCTTCACCTCCAACCACACCTCGCCCGACGAATGGTCAACAACACACCGGTACTCCCCGCTCGTTTCCTGCTGGAACTCGTCCGCCCACTCGTACTTTGCATCAGGTTCCGTGAACCGAGCGACGGCCACCCACTTCGGGCAATACTCGGTTTCGCGCTCTATCTGATAGCCGCCACCGTTGCTTACCTCAACAACGCGAAAGTCACTCGGGATGACTTCGGTGAGGTCGCTTGCTTGTTCGTAGGGTTCGCGGAGCGTGTCGAGGATTTCGGCGGCTTTGGTGTAGCCGGTCGGGTCTGTTTCTGGCATCGCGTTTTCCAATACCACCTACAATTACTAAATACCTACCCACGGAGTGAAAGTGGAACTAGGACAACTCCCGAACCCGCTCAACAACCGCCGTCTGAACCTTCTCATGGACACCGATTCGATTCGCTTCCCCTAACCACGTGCGCGCCCGTTCTTCACGCCGGATCCCACGAACGAGCGCAAGCACCGTCCGCATATCCTTCGTCATGAGCATTCGGTGAGCTTCGTTCCGGTACTCCTCGCCGCCCGACGACCCACTACTATGGCGGGATGGCACTACGCTTCACCCCCACAATACCCACACAACTCCAACCCCTTCCACTCTGCTACTGATTTATCCACGCGCTTCGGTGATTCAATCTGGTCCACGCACCGACAGTCGTGCGTGTGGTAGGCACCGCCGTTTGAGTTGAACGAGGATGCTACGACGACTGTTTCGCCCGTCTCGGCAAGACTCACTCACTGTCACCCGTGTTGTGTTGGTTCCACGCCGCCGTTAATTCCTTCCGCCGCTCCTCAATAGTCTGAATACGCTCGGAGTAGCGGTCAAGCTGCGCTTCAAACTCCTCGCTGCTCTCGATAACGTAGTAGCCCTTGTTTCGAGATACCACCGGCACACCCCACTCCTCGCGTATCTCAGGAATGCAATCACGGACCGTCGAAGCCGAAAGCCCCGTGTAGTCCGCGAGTGCTTTCGAGGAGATGGCGTTCTCCCGGCCTACGTGGTCGTTGAGTTTCGCGGCAATCTGTTTCTTCGCGTGTTTCACGTCGTTCTCATGACTATCCGCTTCACGTTCCGCGCGGGTGCGTTCACTCATCGCCCTCATCATCCGCGTCTAAATACGCTTCAATCGCACGTCCAACAGCCACGTAATAGTCCTCATCTATTACTCGCGGGGCATCATTGAACGAATACCATTCGCCTGTGTTTTGCCCAAGACTCAGTGCGGCCGAGAGTGCTTGCCCCATGTCGCTTTTTCGTGTTTCAACAACGGCTGCTTCGTAGTCACCGTTGGTTTCAGCGATTGCAACTCGATAGTAGTCATTGACCGTGACGGTCTGCATTGTGCGAATGTCACTCATCGGTATCCGCCTCGTTCACGCCAATCTCACTAATTACACCATCAAGGCGGATTCTCTCGCCGTTCACAAAGTCCACGTCAAAGTACGATACTTCCCCGCCGGCATTATATTGGTCTTGAATGGAAACGTCCGCCACGCCGCGGAGCGTGTATTCTACGATATTGTGAACGTAGTCCGTTGTGCCGTCGTCGTAGCCGCGAACGATAGTGAGGCTGTATCCGTCGTCTGTGCGTGGGCCGAGCGTGATTTCTGCGAGGTCGTTGCTTTCGATGCCGGGTTCGGTTAGGTCACTCATTAGTATCAACTCCAAATTCGTCTTTGATTGCTTGCCGCCAGCTCCGGTCGCCTTTGACTTGGGAGAGTTGTTCATGCTCGTTGTCGGGGAACGTGACGTTTAGTTGTTTCACGGCATAGTAGGATAGTAGCCGAGTGTACTTAGTAGTGGGGAGTGTGGTGAAAGTGGACCTATCCTAACCTGACACAGTTTGGCAGATTAACCATGCATTAGGCCACGGTAAGATTCAACCAGCCCACGACCACCCACAAGACACGCCACAATACCCAAGAATCCGGGCGCGTTCACTAATCCGCCGAAAACAGAGCGTAGCGGCACGTACCACTACGTGCTACGTTTGCTACGCTACGCGAAGTCCACCCTACACGATACCCTTAGAGAGATAGCGTAATAAGCGTTGCGGGTAGAGTGAAAGTATACAACCACACCTACACCACCAACAACAACCACAACAACAGCAACCGCAAAAGAGCCGTTTAGTTAGGCGTCGTGATGGGCGTCGAGAATATCCCCAGCTAGCATCCGCGCATCATCACTCGGATACACAACGAGAATCGGTTTGCCACCACGGTCAATCACGTCGTCGTTCTCTAGTTCGTTCAGTTTCCGGTAGATCGTTCGCTCACTACACTGAAGGCGGTCGGTAAGACTCTCGTAGCGGACGCCACGGCCGTTAGCGAAATAGATGCTCGTGAGTATCTTGCGTTTATCTTCGTCCTGTACGTGCTGCCAGAGGTTCGCGCGGAGGGTCTTGTGCTGGTCGCGGATGCGATGTAGTTCGATGATAGTGTCCTTGCTGGGGGTGTCGTCCCGGGCGAGGTAGTCCTCGTGTGTACTGTGGTCTGACTGTGGGCTAACCTGCCAACTCGTGTCAGGTTGGGATTCTGGCTTAGACATGGTTCACCCGCCGGCATTCGGCACATTCGATAAAGTCGCCGGTTTGCACGCGCACCGAGAGACTACCGCACGCCGGACACTCACCGCTCGGATGCTCGCGGACTCTCGCGGCCATCGTTAGATCGCCCGTAGGTGGTCCTTGTTCGGTTGGTAAATCTCTCCTTTCTCCTTGAGTGTCTCGACCGTGGCTTCAATCGCCTCTGGGGGAGCGTCTACGTTCTCCGCGACATACTCAACAACAACGTCAACGTGTGCGCCGCCGCCTTCGTTACCTGTTTCTTTGATTGCGTGCTTGACGGCTTTGGCGAGGTCGCGTTGTGTCTCACTGTCGAGAACTGCGGGTGTCCATCCCCATTCAAGTTCAACGGTAACAGTCACGGGGTCATCGCTGCCGTAGCTCGCGGAGTAATCCTCAACACTCCAACCGTCGCGCTCGATCTCTTCGAGGTATGATTCTACGTCGCTGGGGGCGGGTCTGTCGTCGTTGGTCATGGTTGCTCATGGTAGGAGCCACGACAGGCGGGAACCGATACCCGAACGACTATGTTACCGGAGAACCAACGCCAAACTGGTTAAGGGTCGGCGGGTCGGTTCTCCCGTCGCGCTTTCTACTATCGCTTAGTCACGCGGCCAGCATAATAAAATAGGGGGTTCCGCGTGCGCTCAGTTACCGCCCGCTTCGGGAACGGGCTTCGCCTCCGGCACCCGGCCCGAGCACTCCCGGCATTCACGCCACTGCTTGCGCGCCGTCGCACCTTCTAACTTTTCGACGCTATCCGGGAACTCCCGGCACACCCGCGTATGATACACGCCACTCCGCGATTCCGTCGTTATCATGCGGGCGCGCGTCCACCGGCCGCCCTCCGGCGACCGCTCCAACGGAACCCCCACGTCCGAGGTGTCGTGATGGCACCGTCCACTCGCGTGCTTTGCCACCGTCTCCGGGCTGTAGTCGGTGTCTACCATGTCGGCGTTCCGCGCCTCCCCCGCGAGCGTGTCCCGCCATTCGCGGCAGGTTTCCGGGGAGACAACGCGTTCGGTGATGCTGGAGTCGCGGTTGCGGAGGGCGCGGGCATCGTTCTGGAGCACGGCTTGTGCGCGTTCGCGTTCTTCCTGCGTCCATTCGGTCTGTCGTGTCATAGGAGGTCCTCGGGGTCGTGGTCTTGGAGATAGTGTTCGCGCCGCCCAACGCCCGCGGGTTCCTCGAACGTCTTCTCGCACCCCGGGGCGGGGCATTCGGTGAGGACGCTACTCTGGTTCCGGGATTTCTGTTGGCGTTTCTCTAAGGTCATAGGTCGAGTTCAATATCGCCGCGTTGAATCTGTTGGCCGAGACTCGCACCGTCGCGTTTGTGTGGTTGCCACCCACGCTTGCAAATCTTGCACTCAGTGAATCCACGCGCTTCCGCGCGCTTGACGGATACTTCTCGCGTGCGTTCGGGGAGGTTATCGCAGTCGGACTGCGTGTGGTAGATGTGGTCGCTGCCGTTGGTGTCTTTGGTGATGATGCACGCGGTCATACTTCGGGACACTCCTTACGGTGGTCGGGGAACGAGTGAATATCTTCCTCCCCACAGAACGGGCATGGCTTTTCAGTAACTCCCGGGTTGTCACTCATAGGTCTGGATGATTATCTTCTATCGCCATTTTTGCTCCCCTATACGATGCCAGCTCGACTTGCGTGCCGAGGCGGAGGTCTATCATGTCGATGATTTCCTCCATGTCGAGACCTTCGTCTTCGACTATCTCATAGGAATCTAATAGCGTTTCTATAAATTCGGCTTGCGTCATGTCGTCGGGTTGCAGATCGCTAAATCGTTGTTTGTGGTCGCCCGCATTCACCGTCGGCATTAGAGTCTCACCGTGACTTTATCCCGAAGATGATGCATCCCGACGCGTTCCGGAACGTGCGCGGGACAATACCACTCGTCGCGCCGGAAGTCGTTTGTGGCGTAAATGTAGTTGTCGCATTCCTTGCAGGGAACGCGCTTGTAGCCTCTCATCAATTCTCGAATGTCGGTGTAGTCGTCTAGTGTCGTACTCATGTTTACCTCGTGTGACAATAACTCTGTGGCCGTGATTCCTGTAGCCACCGCGCAAGCCGTGGTTCATCAATTCCAACGGCTGTCTCCGCATCCTTAGAGGTCCACGCGGTCTGTAATCCTTTGATGTCGCAGACGCGCGTCAGGACTGTCTGCCGAACCTCGCCATCACGGTGGTCCTCCAACCGCGAGAGGAGGTCGCTCGTTCCGCCAACGTAGTACGCGGTGTCCGAGTTGACGAGTCGATTCCAGTAGTCGGGCTCCTCGTCGTAGTGTTGTTGCCAGCGTTCGCGGAGGTCGATGGGGCGCTCTAATTCAAGCGCATACGCACCCGGTTGATGGTGGTCGCCGCCTGTGTAGGGATACAGATCGCTTGGTAATTCGAGTGTCATGGTCCGGTTTCCGTGTACCCCCAGCCCAAGATTCCATACTTCCGCCGCACCCGAGCGGCCGCCCGTTCGTACTCCCGCTGACTGAGCGCGCTTGTGGACAGGCCGATTTGGAGTTGTTGGAGTTCTCGCATGGCGTGCTCGCGTTCCTGTGAGCGGGTGCCATCATAGTCAATTCGGTCGGTCATTCGTGAATCTCGCAGAGTGCGGCGTTGTTTTCCGCGCGAATCCATGCGTCTTGGTTGGTTTCTTCGCCGACCGTGTAGGTGCCGGTGTCGGGGTCGTAGGCGGTGTATTTCCGTGGGGAGTGTTCGGCTGGGGCGGGCACGTGGTCGGGCTTAGTGTCGTTACTCATTGGTACTAATTGCCGGTCCAACAGTTGCTTGGATTGGTTCGTCGTTGTCTTTGAGGACAACCGTCACGTCGCGGTCGTTAATGATTGCGTCTACGTCTATCGCGTCGTTTTCTACGCTAACTGTGATAGTTTTATTCGTCATTATCTTGGAGGATTGGGTCGCCGGATTCGGTGCGTGGGGCGTCCGCGGGCACACTACTGGGTTCGGCGTCGGCAAGCCGGTGCTCGCGTTCGTTGAGGATTCGGGTGAGGGTTTCGTCGTAGGTTTCGCCGCCTTGTTTGAGTGAGCGGAGTCGGTCGCGGGTTTCGTCGTCGAGGTGGATGCTTGTCGTCACGTATGCTCCTATACACCACTACCTAATAAATCTATGCCTGATGCATAGTTTTAATAGCGTGGGGTGTGTTGCATACGGTAGAGGCCGAAGACCAATGCAAGCACACAACCTCATCAAGACTGGCGACACATTCGTTGGCGACTACGAAGAACTCACCGTCCTCACCGTCAACGACCAGACCGCAGAAGTCGAGACGCTCGCCGGCACCACCAAGACCGTTGAACTCCGCGACCTGATTGAACTCGCCACCGAGAAGCGCACGCCCGCAACAATCTAACGATGCAAGCAACACTCAACGAGCGGCCTGACGCCTGCGAGTGCTGGAATCCCACCCAAACGCTGCCGTGTTTCGCGTGCTACCGCGCGGGTTTCACCACCGCAAACCCTGCGGCGGAGGATGATGCCTAATGCACCACATCACGCTTGAAAAAGAACACCACAACGGCCACCGTAACGAAGAAGAAAAAGACTTCGACCACTGCGTGCCGGTCATGATTCACGCCGAATCAGAGGGCGAAGCGGAGGAGATTGCGGAGCTAGTCGCCAAAACGTTTGGGAGTGATGACTAATGGGACGCTACAGTATCCGGTGCGACCACCAGTGGGCGCGCGACGACCAGAGTAGTAAGGTATGCGTCTTGTGTACGCAACGGAGGCCAGTCAAGGATGAGTGAGTGCGAGGTCTGCGGCACACGACTCGACGAACCGGCGGCGACGAAGAAAGTGCCGGGGTATGAGGGACCAGTAACGTTGTGGTTCTGCGAGAGGTGTAGTAACGAATGATGGATGAACACCCCTTCGAGGTTGTTGAGAAGTCCGAGCGCCGGTCGCCATTCCAAGGATTGACTCCAACGAAATGCACTCACGACCGCGTGTTTGAAACGGGGAAGTATCCGCCGGAGGGTGTGCGGTACGTCTGCGTGGATTGTGGGTTTGGGAGTGTGTTCCCCAGAGCCTTCAAGACCCATGAGTGAGTGTGTTCGGGACCCACGGAACGCCACGCTCGCCATTCGCGCCCGCGAACACACCGACACATGGGGCCGCCAGCAAGTCCTTGAATGCCGCGAGTGCGGCCGGCGGTGGTCGCAGTGACCCGATACTGGGATTCCCCCGAGGTTATCGAACGCCGTATTTGGCGTGCTGTTGTGGTGGCGCGCTACCGTGAGGATGTATCGGTGTGTGAGTATATCCGCGCGAGCAAGCACGGAGACACTAACCCATGACTAACGAGCAAGACGGCCGTGAGATTCCGCACGCGGTGGTCGACCTAAATAGCGGCGCAGGTACGGAAACAGCGCGTCACGTGCTGGAGTACCTCGTCGGTCCGCCCTGCAACTGGGAGTTCTTCTACACCCGCCGCGGAGAACTCCGTCTCGTCCTGTGGGGAGAGCACTTCGAGGAGCGTTACCTGCGCGACCTCGCCGACGCGTCCCACCGCCGCGAGCAGGAGATGAGTGACATGGACATGTACGGCGCTGCTCAGGAGGCGAGCAAGACCGAAAGCGCGTTCCACCGCGCGGAGGTTCACAATGCCGAGTGACGCTGCGGAGTACGACCGCGGTATCCTTCGCGTGTGGTAGGTGTTGCCGTACTACTAAACCCCCATAACCCCAACACCACACCCGCATGGTAGCATACGAACCCATCCTCCACGTGAAAGCCGAACGCGAACTCAACAACCTCGACCAGAACGACCGGTCTCGTCTCACGTCCCTTATCCACGACGTATGTGGTGAACGTGAGCCAACCCAGCACCCGCGAGCACGCCACCTCGAAGGTCAACAGGGACTCTTCCGCCTGCGCGAAGGCGACGTAAGGGCTATTTGCGCGCTTTCCAAGCCAAATTTAGCAGTTCTCAAGATCGGGGAGCGAAGTGACGTGTACGAAAATATTGACGAGGTAGACCAACGCCTCGAAACGCCCGCTTAGCCAGCCGTCGTCTGGAACCCAACCTCCCCACTCCCGCCAAGCGACACCTCAACCGAGAGTTCCTTATTCGTCACCGTCACGTCAAACGTCGTCACTTGCTCAGCGTTTGCGACAACCTCCCCGTCGCGGAGCGCGTAGAACCGTAGCGCGGCAATCACCGTGCGGGAGAGACGCCCGCTGCTTGGTTGGAAGTCTGCGATGTCGAAATCCGACGCCGACATGAGCGACCCCGATAGTTCGGTTTCACCCGTGAGCGATTGTTTGGCGAGGCCGTCCTTCTTGCTGCGTGCAATCAGGTCGAGTGTGCTTTCGCTCGCCCCAACGAGGAGTTCCAATTCCACCTGATGGATATTGGCGTTACTCTCGAAGCTCCAAGATGCGTCGACGGTGAGCGTGACGTTCTGAAGCATGGAATCCGCGAGCACACCCTTACTGTCGGGAACGCTGAACGAGCCGTCTACTTGCGCGGTCGTGGCCGCCGTGTTGTTTGACGCGAGTGCGATTCCGCCGAATGCTGTTGCGGTGGCAGCGCCGCCTGCAAGGACGAACTGCCGCCGCGAGAGCCTGTCTTGCATCGCACCCAAACCCACGCACGGCAGGGACTTATTGGTGAGCGTTGTCCACGGTGAAAGTGGCGAAAGTAGTCAAAGTGAAACCCCGTCGGGTTTAGGTATCCCCAAGAAAACCGCTTGTCTCTGAGGACGCCAGACGCTGCCCACTTTCCAATACGAACTCCGCCAACTGATGCCTTGAAAGCAGGGTGCTACCGTTCTTCAAGCCAGCCTCCCGAATAGTCTCGCCCGTGATTGTGCCGGGTGGCACCACGCCGCGCGTCACAGTTGACTGAATGTCGTCGCTGACAACTGCGGCCGGATTCGCGTACAGTGATAGCACATCAATCCGCTGCGGGAAATCCCGCGTAAGCGGCGTCTCAACCGTATTACTCACGAATCCACCAAGCCCAAACCGCGCATGCAGGTCTCGGGACGCCGAACTAAACGACGCGGACAGATCACTCGTATTACTCCCACGCACCCAATTTGACCCATCATTCGATAGTTCAACGTACTGACTACCGGACGTGTCATTAATGTCAAGGACGGCGCGCGCCGTCGTAATATCCCGGCGCGTCGCAAACACCGGCAACGTCCCCTCCACCAACTCAGGATAGAGGGCTGGATTCTGGTAGGCCGCCGAATCAACATCAAACGTTGGTGCGCGCGAAATCCCCCAGCCGCCGTATCGGTCCCCAAGGTCAATCACTTGCATCGTATCAACAACGAATCCGTTGCCACTATTCGCGGTGATGTTGGAGTTGGTGACTTCGACGCGGAA